GTTATAACAAATTTGTCATCAACGTTTGCTCCAGTAGCGGCAACACGTAATCCATTGACATATACATCAAAACTTGTTACAGTTTCGTCTCCAATTCTATCGCCTAGTGAACTTTTTGCAATTGTATAATCGATATCTGTGTTGATTTTGTTGCTACTGTATGTTGCATTAAATGTTCTATCTACACGGAAACCCAATGGCCCTAGCAACAATATTCTTGTACCTACTGATTTAACACTACTAGGATTGAATTCAATTGGATTAACAATATAATCTATTGTACCATCAGTTTTTGTAGGACCTTCGATTAATGTGTTACTTGGTAAAGTATCAGCGTCCCAATCTATATCTATATAAGTAGGATCTCCATTTCTAACCACAAAGGTTCCTACTATTTCACCCGGTAATTCTGTCCTACGTATTCTCAGTTGACTAATACCAGGTTGATATTTTGCTGGTAATTCTGCTTCTAAAATATTAAGCCAGGTAATTTCTCCAATTCTTAGTTTTCCGTTTAGTGCTAGTTGCCCAGTTTCTTCTTGCACAATTAAATCAAAATTCCTATAACTTGTTACAACTGGATTTAAGTTATCTAAGCGACTGTTAGGACCAATTCCTGTTATACTGTTGTTGCTAACAATAGTTCCGTCTGGCAGTACAGTTGTACCACTGCTTGCTCCTAAGTCACCATCGGTAGGAGGATTGAATCCGTCTAACTCTAAAGTTCCTGCATCTTGATTGAAAATACTTGTAATAATATCTGTAATGATACCTAGTTTCTTAACCTTTGTTGGAGGTGAAATATAAATTGGAGCAGTAAAGCCAACAGTAGCAACATCGATTTCATCATTGGTACCCATTGGTATTGTTCTGCTGCTAAAATTAATGTCTTCTAAATATAGATATGTTAGACTAGTCCAATCAACATAGTTGTCGTTGGTTTGAAATTCCATGTCAGGATTGAACAGCATAAAAATCTGTTCTAGTATTTGTAACTTTTGTTCTGTACTAGTACTCCAAACATCAATGTTTACTGCGAGGGTGTAAGGAGTAGGATGCAGTCTTTCTACTGTGTAACCTTTTGCTTGTTGAGCAAGATAACTACTGGTATTTTCATCAAATTCTTTTTCACGCAAATTGATTTTACTTATATAACTGCTATCACTTAATCTTGCTCTATCCATTTGCAGACTGGTTACATACACACTAATACGAGGCGCACTTGGTAGTTTGTTTTCAGAATTTTCTTTGATAATACTAGCAACTTGTCGAGTCATATCTCCATACATGCAAGGCACACGTCTTAAATCACCGTCGCCGTCTTGATAACTAAAGTTACTAAACACTCTAACTATTTGTGTCAAGTATCTGCGTATTTGTCCGTCATAAAAAAACTGCATCAGTTAGTTGCCTTTGCTCTTAGTGCTTTGCTTAGTGCTTGTCTTTCAACAACGTCTTCACCACCAATGTTATTTACAGTTGTGTTGTTAATGAATGTGCCTTTTAGAGTATCTTTGTTATCATCCGGTGTCATTGAAGTACGTACAGCATCTTCTACTTTGCGCCAACTGTTTCCGTCATATCTAAACAATCTATTTGGCGATAAATCAGTTCTTAAAAAGTATGCTCCTAAATTAGATCCAGCTGGAAAACCTGTGCCTGCACCGAATGGAGCCCCGTTGGGCGGAATACCATCTCCTACCAAGTAACCTTGATAACCGTTACCATCCGGTGTAACAAAAACTGTATCCGAAGTAATTGTTCCGTCAACTAACAAGTCTTGATAATCACTTGATACAATATTTACTTCGCCGTTTTCTTTTAAACTTAGTGTATAAAATTGTATAGTGCTGTAACCACTTTGATTTGCATACTCTTCTGCTTGTGCTATAATTGCATCATTGATTTCTAATTCTTTACTGTATGTGCTAAGTGCATCTCTAAGTGTAGTACCCGCTTCGTCACCGGTTGGTAAATCTAAAATGTCTTTGTATTCTTGTGAATCTAGTATTTGTTTACATCTAACACGATACAAATGCGGATACCAAGTTTGACTAAAGCCCTCTGCTGCTCTAGTTACTTCATCTACTACATAATATCGTTTTAAAGCTACTTCTAAATCATTAGCAGCATATTCATCTACCAAGTGAGGCAATTCAAAAACATCACCTGGCATGATTTTTCTACCTATTGTTTTTACACTGCTGTTTATGTGGATTGTCATAAAAATTGTATCGTTTTGTAAGAACAAACCAAACTGACTTAAATCAAAGTCTTGATCTTGTACATTGTAATGTCCACGTACACTGTAAATGTCTGGATCGTATTTTCTATCACGGTTTTCCAAAAACAGCAAATCTTGTATGTTTGTTTCGTCTACAACATTATATGCAGGTTGTTCAGGAGTTGCATCATCCTCTGACACTGTTTTAGGACCTAAGTATTTGTGTATTAACAAATCTGTTCCACCAACAGTGAATTGTTCATAGACAATTTTATCTAAGAAATCATAGTCGTGTGACCTTTCCGGTCTATATAAACTTAAACGTGGCATACAGTATTTACCTGATAAATACTATTGGAGAACAAGATGGCAGACAGTAACCTAACAACACAAAAACAACAAATCTTTGATTATGTGAATGCATTCCTTGGTGGAGGAATGGTTGACGTTGAACTTGATCCAATACACTACGAGACTGCACTTACAAAGGCTTTAACCAAGTACAGACAACGTAGCGAAAACAGTGTTGAAGAAAGCTATGTCACTATCAAATTTAATCAAGACCAAAACGTTTATGAATTACCACAAGAAATTATTGAGGTACGTAAAATTTATAGACGCAGCGTAGGTAGTAGATTAGGTGGTAGTGCCGATGGCGGTAGTCTATTTGAACCATTTAACCTAGCATACACAAACACATATTTGTTAGCAGGTAGTGGTATTGGCGGTCTTGCAACTTATGATTTCTTCGCACAACAACAAGAATTAGTAGGACGTATGTTTGGTAGTTTTATTGAATTTAAATGGAATCCAACAACTAGCAAACTAACTATTTTACAACGTCCGAGGGCAGAAGAAGAAGCACTGTTGTATTGCTATAACTATCGTCCTGACATGCAATTGTTGTCAGACTATAAAGCAAGTCAATGGATAAAAGATTACACACTAGCAAGTTGTAAATACATGCTAGGTGAGGCACGTAGTAAATTTGCTACTATTGCCGGACCTGGGGGCGGAACAACACTTAACGGTGATACTCTAAAAGCCGAGGCACAGCAAGAAATGGAAAAACTAGAAATGGATCTAGCAATGGCTGTTGCAGGCGGTACAGGTTACGGATTCTTGATTGGATAATATAAAAAAACTTATTGTTGGCGGTTGTAGTTTTACAGCAGGCGACGAATTATCAGATTGGAATGGAAAACAAAGAAACGATGGAATTATACGTCCACGTAGTGAAAAAACGTGGGCTAATAATCTACAAAATATATTGTTTAGGAATGCTAAGTTAGATAATGTTGCAGTATCAGGTGCAGGCTATGGTAGCATAGTCAGACGTGTAATTTATCAAACTGAACGCAATTTAAAATTATACAAACCAGAAGAAATTGCAGTATGTGTAATGTGGACCAGTATTTTAAGATTAGAATTTCCTACCATTTATCCAAACGGTTTTAAACAGAAATATTTTGACGACGAAGAAAAATTTATTTTAACATTGCCTTCAGATGGCGACGGATCGACAAAAGAAAAAACACAGATGCACCGAAGAAACAAATTAGCAAATGAATATCTAGTTAGAACTGTAGTTGAATTTTACACACGTAGAGCAACTGTAGATAATCATATCTATTATCCATTGCAACAATTAGAATATTTAACTTGTTACCTACAAGCCAAAGGTGTGAAATATTATTATACAACTGCATTTAATGATTTAATGACACTCACACATCGACAGCCAAACATATATTATGAAGATATGCTAAACCGTTTGAATTTGCCTAAATTAATTCATGTAGAAAATGATATGGGTTTTTGGGAATATGCAAAAACAAATAATTACGAATGCGGTAAAGATTCAGATCATCCGTTAGATCCTGCACACAAAAAATGGTCTCAACTTTTCAAAAAATGGATATTGACAAAAGAACAATAGTATAGTATATTGAATTATGCATAGAAAAAAATTGTTGGTAATTGGACACGGTAGACATGGTAAAGATACTGTCTGCGAAATACTTAGAGACAAATATGGATATAGTTTTGACAGCAGTAGTGCATTTTGCTCAAAACTTTTTATCTATGATTTATTGAAAAAGAAATACAATTACGATAGCGAAGAAGAATGTTACGCTGATAGACATAACCACAGAACTGAATGGTATAATGCTATCAGTGAGATGAATGCAAAAGATGCTGCAACATTAGGTAGAGCTATTTTTGCAGAACATGACATTTATTGCGGACTAAGAAACAAGCGTGAATATTTTGCAATGCGTAATACCAATGTTTTTGATTATGCTATTTGGGTTGACCGTAGTGACTATTTGCCTAAGGAGTCTACAGACAGTATGACACTAGAACCTTATATGGCTGACTTTTACATTGATAACAATGGTACACTCAACGACTTGGAGTTTTGGGTTGACGAACTATATAAAGGGCAGTTAACTACGTAGTTAACCCTTAAAACCGCTATTTTACCCTAGATCTGCTAAATAATACTACAATAACATTGTTTAGGAGAAACAAAAAATGGCATTAGTATCACCAGGTGTAGATGTCCAGGTAATTGACGAGAGTTTTTACACTCCGGCTGAACCGGGTACAGTACCTATTATATTTGTCGCCACAGGCGAGAATAAATTAAATGGTGCAGGAACAGGAATTGCTCCAGGTACCACAAAAGCAAATGCTGGAAAACCATACCTACTTACTTCACAGCGTGAACTGGTAGATACATTTGGAGATCCAACATTCTATGTAGATAACAATAACAATCCAATCCATGGCGGAGAGCAAAACGAATATGGATTGCAGGCTGCATACTCATATTTGGGTGTGAGCAACAGAGCATATGTTGTCCGTGCAGATATTGATTTGGGTGCATTGAATGCAAGTTCAACAGCAACAACCGCAAATCCAGCAGGCGGAACATATTGGTTTGATACTGCAAACAGTAGATATGGTATTTTTGAATGGGACGGTAGTGCAGTTGATATTACTAATACAACAGGACAATCTTTCACAGCAAAAACACCTATTGTAGTAACTGACACAACAAAAGTAGTTGATTATGCAGGAGCAGATTATACACCAAAAGGATCAGTAGGCGCAGTAGGCGATTATGCACTAGTTGCTGTAACAACAGTACCAACACTATATTATAAAAACACAGCAGGCACTTGGGTAGTAGTAGGAAGTGCAGACTGGAAAGCAAGTTGGCCGTCAGTAACAAGTACAAAGTCTTATGCAGCAACACCAACTCCATTTGTTCCAGGTGATACCTTCACTGTAAATGAAACAGACGGAGCAACACAAATCTTTACATTTGCATTAACAGGAAATACTCCGGCGCAGTTTGTAATTGACTTCAATGCAGCAGCAACTGGTTCTGGCATTAGTGCAGCAGTTGTAAACAACAGATTAGAGTTTTACAACAACGGTTCGGCACATGACGGTTTTGAATTTGCTGCAACAGGTACAATTTTAAATGATGCAGGTTTAACAGGTGCAGTAGATTACAATGCTCCTAAATTACAAGCAAGTGCGCATACAAGTGTGCCACTATACAAATCAGGTGACACAAATCCAAGACCAACAGGCAGTGTTTGGGTTAAAACAACAACACCAAATGCAGGTGCAAACTGGAGTGTCAAAGTTTGGAACGAAGACACAGAACTTTGGGACACATCACTAGCACCAATTTATGCAACTAACCACGCAGCACTAGTTGGACTAGATTTATCAGGTGGCGGAACAAACCTAACAACTGCAAACCTTTATGTTCAAACAAACGTAACTGAAGATGCAACAAATTTAGCTGACTTTACAATTTACAAAAGAGCAGCAGCAGGCGCAACTACAATTACAAGTAAAGCAATTGGAACAGGAACAATCACTGTAGGTACAGGCGACTTTACAATCAGTGAAAGTGTGAAAGGCAGTGCAACAATGAGCACACCAGTTACAGTAGCATTTACAGCAGCAGGTACAGCAGATGACGCTGACACACTTGCTGAAGCAATTAATTCAGCAGGTTTAACAAATGTCAGTGCAAGTGTTGCTACAGGTAACAAAGTAGTTGTAACACATGCTCTAGGCGGCGAAGTAAGAATTGTAGATACAAACAGTAAGTTTGTCATGGCGTTCCCAGCTTGGGACTATACAGATTCTACAGGCACAGCAAACTTGTATGATTTACCAACAGCAGGCGAATATGTTGCAAGTCTTTGGAAAGAACTAACATATACAGCAGGCAATGAAGCACCAACTGCACTAGCAGAAGACGGTGCACTATGGTACAGTAGTGTTGTCGATGAAATCGACATCATGGTACACGACGGCGCAGACTGGAAAGGGTATGCAAATGAATATGCAGATGCAG